CGCTCCGGGCCTTCCGCGAAGTTACGGGCGAACTAGGACACGCAGGACAAAGCGGCCATTGCGACGGGTGCCCGATTTATGAAGCTTGACACAGTTCGTATCTCGCTTTCCTTCCTCGGGCCCCCGCCCTGCACCCCGCCGACACGGGAGATCCCGTAGTCGAACTGGGCGGTATCCCTCAGGCAGCGCTGCTCCAGCACCGAGGAGATGTTCGCCTGCGGGAACGGCACCCGGTCCGTGCGGGCCACGATCGTGCCCGGAGGCAGCGACACGTGAACCTCGATCGGCACCGTCACCCCGCCGGCCGGGGCGTTCACGATCTCGCCGACCCGCCCGCCCGCGGTCGTGCTGACACGGCCCGCGGCGTCGGTCTGCAGGAACGTGGTCGCCGAGGACGAGCCCAGGACCAGGTTCGCGATCTCCTGGGCCTGCACCGCGTTGACCATGATCGCGGTCGGGCTGGCCTTAATTTGCTGCCACAGCGTCAGGAACAGGAACTGCTCGATCTCGGTGACCGTGCCGCCGGTCAGGGTCAGGCCCGCGCCGTTCAGCGTGTTCCAGATGCTCGGGTTCGCGGTCGCGGTACCCGGCTGCACCCAGTGGCCGTTGCTGCTGTAGTCGCCGGACAGGGAAGCGAGGAACCCGTCGTAGTCGTTCGGGTTGCCGCTGCCGTTGTCCGCCGCGGAGTTGTACGTCGGGCCGGTGTAACCCGTCGCGCCGGGCAGGAGGCCCTTCCAGTTGGCCGTCAGGTCCGGGACCGGTGCCCCGGTCGACACCGCGTTGTTCGAGGTGATCACCGACGTCATGGTGATCGTGTTGACCGTGGTCGTCCCGTAGTACCACCAGGTCGTCCCGTTCGGACTCTGGAACCAGTCGTAGGCGACGGCGCCGCGCTGCGCGGCCGTCACGGCGGTGACCGAGCTGGTGCTGCCGCCGCCGGACGTGCCGCTGGTGGACGCGCCCTGGCTGTTGCCCGAGCCGTAGTAGTAGCCCGACCCGGTCCTGCCCGCCACGCCGACGTAGACGGTGGTGGTCGCGCCGATGGTGCCGCCCGTGGTGTTCTGCGTCAGCGTCGGCGCCGACGCGGCCTTCAGCGCGAAGGACTGCGCTCCCATCTGCTTGCGGTCGTCGCCGATCAGCACCTGGTTCAGGGTCTGGAACGTCGCGTTGGCGTACGGGTCGCCGTAACCCTTCGCCAGGTCGAAGCTGTCCTGGGTGACGTTGAACGCCATGCCCGTGGGCACGTACCGGGCCTGGAAGTCCTGCTCGATGAACACCATCTCGGGCGCGGCGTAGTCGAAGCCCATCGACGGGTCCGGCTGCGAGTTCGTGGCGTTCATGAACGCGCGCCACACGGCGAACGGGTTGCCGTCCGGGCTGGCGGCGCGGGCCACCAGGTCACGGAAAGGCGTGACCACCGGAATCAGGTTGATCAAGCCGGACAGGTCGTAGCTGTACAGGCCGGTGGCCTCGGTGATGCCCGTGGTCTGGGCCTTCTGGATCGCGGCGAGGGTTTCCTCGCTGATGTTCTGCGCTGCGGTCATGCTGATGCTCCCTTCGGGGGGCATGGCAAAGCCCCCGGAGCGGTGCTCACGGGGGCCGGAAGGTCTGGGTAAGGGGCGGGTCAGCGCCCGGCGTGGATGGCGGAGAGAGCATCGATGGCGTCGGCCTGCATCTCCTTGGCGATGCGGGCCTGCTGCGGGGCGTCAGCGGAGTAGAGCTCCGCCTTGCGCTCGCGGGCCTTCGCCACGTCCGCCTGCCGCGCGCCGCGGTCCTGGCCGCGCATCTGGTCCGCCGGGGGCGTCGCCCCGTTGGTGAACACGCGCGGGGCCGCCGGCGTCTCCTCCACCGTCACCAGCCGTGCCTTGAGCGCCTCGATCTCCTCGGACTGCTTGGCGATGACGTCCGCCTGCTTGCGGACGTCCTCTCTCACCGGGTCCGTACCGAGTGCCTCTCGCACAGCTTCGGTGACGGTGCTCTTGAGCACCGCCTGCGGGTCTTCGTCTCCGTCGCTCTTGGCGACGTCGTCTGCGGGCGTTCCGGCCGCCGCTGCGGGTGCCGGGGTCAGGTCAGCCGGGTCCGCGGGCGGGGCCTCGGCGGCCGGCTCCTCCTCGTTGGCCGTCGGGGCGTCAGCGCCGGCGATGGGCGTGATGTCGCCCGGGTCGCACACGCCCACCAGGTCGCCCTTGGAGTCGAAGACGGCGACCATCTTCGCCTTGCCCTCGGTCTCGCCGGCCTTGGCCACGCCTTCCTCAGCGGGCGCGCCAGCGTCCTTGGCGACCGTCTCCGGCTCCGTGGCTGGCGCGGGCTCAGCGGCGTCCTTGGCGACGTCCTGCGGCTCGCCTGCGGGCTTGGTCTCGTCAGCGGCCACGGCCGTCTCCTTCGTGATGTCATCGGCGATCGGTGCCTGCGGCAGCGACGCCAGGACTGTTTGCAGCGACTCCCCGGCCGTGCGGATCAGCGACTCGTTCGCGCTCGACAGCACCCGCCCGGCCTTCGCCACGGACACCAGGCCCTCGAACTGCTCCAGCGGCGCGGCGTCGAACCCGGCCAGGGCCTTGCCGATCATCTCCATCGCCTCGGCGCCGAGGTCGGACTCCGCCTGCTCACCGACAGCGAACGAGGCGAGGGTGCCCAGCACGTAGTCCACCGCGCACATGGCGTCCTGCAGGTCGAACGCGTTCTCCGCGTCGCCGGGGTCGGCGGACGCGGCCTCGAGCATTTCCCGGTCGGCCATGACGGCGAGGGCGTTCTTCAGCCGGACCGCGATGCTCGTCCACTTCTGCGCCGTGGCCGCGTCGATCGCCTCCCACGCTGGTGAGCCGGGGTCGGTGGGGTCGCCGGGTGCGTCGTCCTCGGGGGCGGCGAGGGGGACGGTGGGGTCGAGGCCGTCCGTGCCGCCGTCGGTCTGGGCGTCGAGCATGTCGCCCGCGTCGCCCTTGGTCACGTCGCCGGCCATTGCCGCCTCTTTCTTGGCTACGTCGATGCCGAACTTCCTGGCGGCCGACCGCACTTTCCCGATCGCCTTGTCACCGAACTCCGCGCCGCCAGCGATCCGCGACAGGGCGGCTTTGACGTGGGCCTCGTCGTGGATGGGGAAATGACGCAGCGAGCGGGGGGTGGTCTTGCCGTCCGCGTCCTTCTTGCCGCCGCTTTCAATGAAGGCGAAGGCAGAATCCGGGAGGTCGTTTTTGCCGGCGCTGGAGAGCTTCTTCTTGGCCACGTCCTCGGGCTCGCTGCGGCGGACCGGAGCACCGTGGATCAGCTTCGCTATCGCTGCCGGGCTGCCCGTCATCGTCACCTGCTCGTCGGCGGGCTCGGGCTCGGCTTTGGCGATCAGATCGCGGACGAACTCCGGTTCCAGCAGTCCCGCCGACTCCCCGTCCTGCTTGGCGATGAGGAACCGAGGTATACCGTTTGCCCCTTTACCGACCAAATCCACCCTAGGGAAGTCAGCGTCGACCAATTCGGTCATATCGTCCTCGACGTCGGGCGTGGTCACGGCTCACCTCGCAGGGTTCGTGACGTGGGACGATGGCAAGCATGATCGATATCGCAATTGGCATCGCGGGTCTTGGCATCGCGGCCATAGGCATCGCGCTAGCGGCCATTCCGGTCCGGCGAGACAGGCTGAAGCGGAACGAGACGGGCGCCTTCTATCAGCACTGGAAGAAGGTGTCGGCCGAGCAAATGGAAGCCGCACGGGGCATTAGCTGGTACGGCTGCAAGTTCAAGGACAGCTAGTCCGCGCTGACCCTGCGCCGCCTGCGGGCGGTTCCCTGCGGTGACACGCCTGCCAGCTTGCCGGCCTTCGCCAGTTCCCACGACTTCGGCTCAAGGATCATGCCCACGAGCCAGTCGCCCTTCTTGACCACGATCCCGTCACCGAAGTCCCAGTCGGGCCCTCTCCAGATGTACGACTCCACGACGGTCGCGGCGCCGGTCGTACCATCTGCGTGACCGATGCCCACTTGGGGGTTTCCTGACGAGAGATAGCTAAATGCGGCTTTCTCCAGTTCGGCTTCGGTGAAGTAATCGCGCCCGCCGTCAACGCCCTTAGCTATGCGCTGATCGCGCCCGGCTTGGTAGGCAAGCGCCAAAATGTAACGTTGCTCCTCGGCCATCAGGACCGCTCCGCGACCGCGAGCCCGTCGCCAATCACGACGAGCACCCGGAACGGGATGCGCCCGTCCGCCGTGGCGATGTCCGCGTGCTCCTGGTACCACTCGGCCTGCTGCGGTGACCACGACGGCGGGACCCGGACCACGAGCGTCTCGCCGGGCCTGACTATGGTGACGCACTCCCGGAGCAAGGCGCGGGCGACTTCGGGGGTCAGTGCGGTCTCAGCAGTGACGGCCATCACGCCTCCCCTGCCAGACTGTGCGGCATGACTCAGCGACGCCCGTACACGAAAGCCGATGAGGACCGGCTGCGCGCCGAAGCGGCCATGCGCTACGGCCCGTTCTCACTGCCGCCACCGCTGATGAGCAGCTACAACGGCGAGCACGCCGGCGGCCTGATCCGCTACGACCTTGAAGCACCCGCGTACTGGGCGATGGCGCCGTCCATGCTGGTCATGTGGGAGCGCTGCCCGGCGAGCGATGGCTACGTTCCGCCAGATCCCCTGCCGGAGAAGTGCTTCATGGCTGACGGCGGGTTCATGGTCCACGTCCGCAGCGACCGCGAGTGCCACCATGAGCGGTGACCTGTGCAGGACGCCCGGCTTGGTCGTCATGGAGTGCGCCGGCAAGCAGACGGTACGGACGGCCAGCCATCCCGGCGGACTGTGGTCGGTGGAGGTGCAGGAGGACATCCGGTCCTTCGTCGAGTCGATGCCCTGGTTCATTCGCGTGGACGAGCGCGGGAAGCCGATCCGCTGCGAGTGCTGCGGGACACTCGTGGCGCTGACACCTGAGGCGCGAGATAGGCACGGGCCGTTCGCGCCGGGCATCTGGGAGCATGAGACGCTCCGCAAGCACACCCTGCGGCGCTGCGAGTGGAGGCGGGCGAACCCGTGAGCGATGACCTGGTGACATGGCTGCGGGAGCGGATCGAATCCGACCTAAGCGAGTGGCGCGTGCGCGAGGCGCACTTCCTGGCCGGCCGAGAGCGCGAGGGTGACTACCACTACTTCGAGGCGCGGGAACGCGTGGCCCGCTGCGAAGCGGAACTAGCCATCCTGGACCTGTACGAACAGCAGGCAGCAAAGGACAACAACGCGATGGAGGAGGACCGGACCTGGCTGCTCGCCCGCGTCGTTCGCCTGCTCGCCACGGGTTACCGGCACAGGACCGGCTACCGGGAGGAGTGGAAGCCGTGGGCGACTACCTAGCGCAACTGCGCGAGTCGATCAAGGTCAGCCCCGCCATTCCGGCAGGCGAGATGTGGCTCCAGTCTGGATGCTCCTGGCGCGAATCGCACCCCGGCCCGCATGGTGAACCCGAATGGCGGGTGGCCGGCATGTGCGTCCACGAGCACCTGGAGCGGGCGCTTCTATGCCAGGCATGCAAGACGGAACTTGACCAGTGGCGGCGCACCGACCTTACGCCGCCTAGTCCATGGTGCGGTCGCTGCTTAAGGATGCGGCCGGGTGGCCATCACTGCACCTCGGTATTCGAGGCGACGGCGCTCCTGCCCGAATCGGACTAAGCGGGAATAACAGCGCAGGCGCAATTCGGGTGAACCGGAGGAGATGCGTCACCCGACTCGAACACCCCGTCAGCCGGAATGGGCCCCTGGTCCTGGTTCATCTCGCACGCAGGGCACGGGTTCCCGCTCTCGCACACCCACTCCACCATCTGCACCTGACGCGACAGGTACAGCGCACGGGCCGCAGCACCCGCAGCAGCGGTGAGCAGGTCCAGCAGCGCCTTGAGCGCGTTCCCGCTGTCCCCGAGCGCCGACCGCAGCAGCGCCGCTATCTCCGCAGCCGTGAGGCCGCCCGCAGCCCCGTCCACGAGTGCCCGGCCGAGCGCCGTCAGCCACCCGCCCGCGACCCGTTCCGCTTCCCGCGCGGCACCGGACACGGCCTCAGCGAACCCGGCGCCGAGGCCGAGCGCTTCCGCCCGCTGCCGCGCTTTGTCCTCATTGCCGGGCGTCCATCCGCCCAGTTGCACGCGGGTGCCGTCCGTGAGTGCTGCCGCAGCGGCGGCACCGATGAGCCAGCCGTCCGCCGTGACCCCCGGCAGGAACAGCGCGACCACGGCGGCGAGGTCCAGGCCCTGTGACGCCAGCCATGCCGCTGCGGCTTCGACGGCGAGCTTCTTGCCCTGGCCTGACTGCTCGCCGGGGAAGGCGGCGAGGTAGGCGGCGGCGACCTGCCGTGCCTGCGCGGCGCTCAGCGACTTCGCGAGCGCGGCGGCGAGGAGCGGCGCCCAGTAGTCAGCGGCGGCCTGGTCGTGGTCCCACCCCGGCCAGTGCTTCCGGGGCTTGCGCACTTTTGGGGCGGCATCTGCGGCCTTGGCCACATCCTGCCCGCCGAGGGGGAACCGGCCCACGTCATCGCCGCAGTGCACCGACAGGTGGGTGAACGTCACCGGCACCGGGTCCAGCGGGTCCGGCAGCGGATCACCCTCATCCACGTAGGCCAGTGTGACGTGCGGCAGCCAGTCCTTGTGCTCACTCGCGGACAGGTCCGCCAGCGCGTCACGCAACCGCTCGGCACCGGGGAGCGCCACCGCAGCCCACACGGGCACCTTGCCGTCGCTGCCATCTGACGGCGGGAACGCGCCGACGCCGGACACGGTCCCGGTAAGAGGTCCCGGCATCGCCGCCGCCGCGACGCCCGCCCGCTCACACGCGTGCTTGAGCGTCGCCTCGTCCACGTCCGGGCCGAGGTAGACGACGGTGATGTGGAAGTCATCCAGACCGCCGGGCAGTGGTGAGATCAGGCCATCCGGCACGTCGAGCGAGATCATGCCCGACCGGGACGTCAGCCCCGGGGCAGCCTGCTTGGACACGGCCTGCCGCCCTTCAGCGTTCAGCCGTCTCGCTTGCCCTGCGCTCACCGCGTCGAACCGGAAGTCACGCCACTCGCCCGAGCGCTGCCGTGACCTGGCGAAGCGCCGGAACGTGGCCAGTTCCTTGGCGACCGCAGCCTCATCGTCCTCATCGTCCTCATCGCCGGGGCCGTCGTAGCCGTAGAGCCCGGTCTCGCTGGTGATGCCCACGTCTTCCTTGGCGACCGTGCCGGGCTGCGGCGGGCCGGCTGGCGGCAGGGCGGACGGCCCGTACTCGATCTCCGCCAGCGGCGGGGAGACCAGCGGGGGATTGCTCTCGACGCCCTCGATCGGGGCGAACGCCTCGCGGGGCAGCACCGCGCCCTCCGTCGGCGCGCCGGTCTCCGGGTCGATATCTCCGCCGACCGCCATCAGCGCGTTCAGCGGCACCGGGCCGCCGCGCTCGGAGAAGATGAACCGCGGCACCGGGCGCGCCGACTTCGGCAGGCCGTAGCGCAACTCCCGGATCTCCTCGGTGCCCACCGAGCCGTTCTTGATGTAGACGTCGTCGGCCTGCGCCTGCACCAGGCGGTCGTCCTGGTCCTCGCCGCGGTCCCACTCGAACTTGATGGGCAGCCGCAGGTCGTCATAGAAGAACCGGGACAGGATCTCCTCGGAGTACTCCATCGGCGGCAGTTCGCCGACCTTGTGCTGCACGTCGGACTGTGACTCGCCTGTGCTGTAGTTCGACGTTTCGGTGAAGCCCAGATCGGTCGGTACCTGGTGGTAAGCGGCACATGTCTTCCGCATCAGGAACAGCGAGAAAGCGTCGGTGAAGTCCTTCTCGTTGCTCCACATGATCGTGGAGCCACCGGGCATCCACCGGATCTGGCTCTTGCGGGCCTGGTCCCCGTACATGAACGAGTCCCACAGGCCCTGCCACTGCTCGATCTGCTCAGGTGACCAGGACTCCGGGGCTGAGGCGAAAGCTTCCGGTATGTTCCCATCCGTGAACCGCTGCAAAAAGTGCAGCTGGAAACGTATGTCCGTGTTGACATTGAGCATGATCGCTTCGATCGGCGCCTTGCCGTACGGCGAGTTATTCACCGCGCGGAACGGCTCGTAGATCACGTCGGCGCGCGTCAGCCAGTTCCACGGCAGCCCGTTCACGTACTGGACGTACGCTTCCGCAGGCTCCTGCGGCGGGTTGCCCCAGTAATCAAGAAGCGGCGCGAGACTGGTGCCATCGAAGGGCATCAGCCCGACGACTTTCCCGGCCCGGTTGCGCAGCCGGTACAGGGGCGCGGCGTCGTAAGCGAGAACGTCGTAGAACCACTTGCCGAACCAGGTCCGGAAGCCGTGGATGCCGTCCGGCTTGCCCATGACCTGCATGCCCTGGTCGACCGCGCCGGTCACGTCGCCGCTGTACCCGTCGGCCGCGAGTAGCTTCCACCGCAGCCCGCGCAAGGTGTCGATCTTGTGCCAGATGCAAATCTGGGCGACATCGTACGATTCGATCAGCCCGCGCAGCGTCTCGAAGCTGACCCGCTCATGCGTCCTCGGCCGGGTCGCGATGTTGTAGCCGGTCTCGAAGTTGTAGCCGCGCGGCTGACGAGAGTACCCGTCGTACGGACCGACCGGCTCGCCGGGGGCGAAGACGTGGTCCATCGTCATCTGGGAGACGTCGCGGGCCGCGTCCGCCATCGCCTGCGGCTCGCTCAGCTCGGGCGTGATGAGAGCGGACGCGGGGGCGACAGCCTTCGCGGCGCGGGTCAGCGTGCCAGCGAGTGCAGAGCGGACGCCCACCTAGCCGCCTCCCTGCTAGCGGCTAGCGGCAAGGAACGCGGCTTGGCGTGCATTCTGGAGACGCTGCTGCGGGGTCTCGACACCCGCTGCTGCCAGGTGCCTGCACGGCTTCCCGTACGTCCCCGCCGGGCACGAGCACCGGCCGTCCGGCGTGACGAGGTAGGTTCCGTTCCCGCTGGACGATGGCACCAGCACGCCGTCAGGTGCAACCGGCTGGCCGTTCCCGTTGGAGTCAGCGGGCGCAGGTGCAGCCGGCGTTGGAGCGTCGGCCTCGGACTGCGCCGCTTCCTCGGCTTTGCGCTTGGCCCACGCGATCCACGCCTGCGCGCCGGTCCCGTCCAGGAGCATCTCCGAGAGTGCCTGCGAGGTGGCGTCCACGAAATCGTCATGGGCCGCGTTGGGGAAACTGGCGGCCTCGGTGATCAGTTCCTCGGGGTCGAACAGCGCGACCTCGCCGACGGGCAGGAAGGCGTTCCCGGCCTCGATGAACGGGGCGACGGCGGTAGCCCGGCCGTACTTGCTGTCGGTCGGGTTCACCGCGACGATGCCGGGGATCTTGGACTTCAGCGTCGAGATGACCGCTGTCCCGTTTGCCTTGTCTTCGACGTATTTGGCGGTCGCCTGCGGCCAGCGTGCGGCGAGGGCCTTGAACGCGGTCAGCGTGTCCGTGAAGCTCAGCCGCTTGTGGACCTGGTCGAGCAGGAACACGTCAGCGCCGCGCCGGGCCCAGACCTGGCCGACCACGAAGTCACTTGATTTGGTGTCCTTGAATGCCATGTCCCACGACATGACCATCTCGTCCACTTCGTGGACTAGGTAGGCGTCCGGCCGGTCAGGATGCTGCGACCACAGCGGCTCCCGGTACCTGCGCCACCAGTGCCGCAGCCACACGTTGCCCTGATCGGGAGACGGACGGCCCTGGTACAGCGCGGCGAACACGCGGCTGCCGGCCGCTATGCGGATCTGCTCCCACTCGGCATCCGTGCGTCCGCGGGCGGATTCCAGCCACTCGCCGGGCTCGCGGCCGAGCGGGTCGGACTGGCCCTTCGCGGGGTCGTGGTCAGCGAGTGCGGGGATGTTGATGACCCGCCATCGGTGGCCGTCCTCGGCGGCGACGAGACGCCCTGCGAGGTCGTCCTCATGCCAGCGCGTCAGGACGATCACGGCTGGAGCACCGGGAGCTAGCCGCGGTGCGCCGACCGACTGCCACCAGTCCCAGACACGGTCGCGGTAGTAGGCGCTTCCGGCCTGCTCGGCGTCGGCAAACGGGTCGTCAATGATCAGGGCTTCCAGCGCACGTCCGGTCAAACCGGACCCAATGCCGACACACACGACACCGCCGCGATGGCCGTCGAGCTGCCAGCGTTTCGCCGAGCCGTAGTCAGCCGCGATCCGCAGGCCGAGGTCGAGCGTCTGCTCATCGCCGTTGAACGCGGAGATGACGTTGCGGATCTCCCGGCCGAACCCCTCAGCGAGGGACTGGGCGTACGAGGCGATGCCGAGGCGCAGCTCAGGGTTCCGGCTAAGCGCCCACAGTGCGCCCATCTTGGACACCCTGGTTGTTTTGCCTTCTTGTGGCGGCATTGACACCAGCAGGCGCGCGCCCGGCGTGGTGTACGCCCAGACGAGCGCCTCATCGATGAGGTCGAGCGCCACCGTCTGCACCGTAGCCGGATCGACGGCCTTCGCCAGTTCTCCCGGTGTCGCCCAGCGGGGCTCGCGTGGCTCCCACTGCGCGGCAGCGGCCTCCAGCCACGCGACCGGCACCAGGCTCCTAGTTCAGCCCCAGCGACCCCGCGGCACGCCGCAGTTCCTCCGGGACGACCACCGAGGCCAGCCGCTGCTGTGCCTCGGTGAGGTCCAGCCGCCCCAGGATGCACCGGAAGACCTCTACGACGACCTGGCCCTGCGCCTCGGCCAGCCGGACATACCGCTCCTCGATGCCCACCGAGATCGCGGCCTTGCAAACGTCCACCAGGTGCTTGCGCTCCCGGTGGTACAACTCCAGCCACACGTTCACCGCAGCGGCCTCGGTCGAGTCGGTGCCGGGGAACTCGGTGGCCTGCTTGTCGACCGTCTCCCGGATGCCCCACGTCAGCGCGTCCGGCGAGAGCTGGGAGACCTGTTCCCGCAGGTACATGACATGACCAGCGGTCCACTGGACCTCTTCCAGCAGGGCGTCTGTCGCGTTGATGTCGCGGCGCAGGCCGTAGGTCACCACGGCCTGCCGCGCCTGGTCCTCCTGGGCTGCCCTGCGGTTGGCGGGCATGCAGCCGCCGTGCAGTTTGCACTGGCCCGTGAGCGGATGGTCGGTACCCCAGCCAGCCGGGCGGGTGCAGTTGCCCTCACCCTGGCGTTTCTTCGCGCCGCACTTCGGCTTGCCATGACGCGGAGCGGAATTGCCTGCTGTCATGACGCCTGCCTACTTCCCCGGCAGGCTGAACCCGGTCCGGGCCGCTGTCACCGGCTGGCGCTGGTCGTGATCCCACCGCTGTGCCAGTTCAGTCGACGCGGAAGTGACCGGCAGCAGTTGCTCTGGCGGGTCGTCCGCGTGGGGCCGGCCGCATTCGGTGACCGCTTCGAGCCGGCGGTACTCGTCGATGACGGGGGCGAGGATCTCGCGGGCCAGGAGTGCGGTCAGCCGGGCGAGCATGCGCTCTAGCTGGCGGGCGGCGGGGTGGACGGGGGGTTCACGATGGCATCCTCGGCCGCGATGGCGGCGGTCTGCTGCGCCACGAGCTGCGCGGCGGCCTCCACGGCGGCGTCGGAGTCGGTGTTGCCCAGCGCCGTGGTCAGGTCGGCGAGGAACGTGGTCCACTCCGCCGTCAGCGCGGCGATGTTCGTGTTCAGGTCAGTCAGTCCGCTCACTTCGTTCTCCTGTTGCTTCTCGATGCGGTCGAGCTGGGCGCGGATCGCGGCCAGCTCGCGGGAAAGTTCGGGGTTCGCCGAGCGGATCATGTTCGCGATCAGCGCGGCCAGTTCGCGCTCGGCGCCTTCGAGGTCGGTACCGGACTTCTCCTCGATCGCTGCGAGGAGGTCCAGGTGGGGGCTGATCTCGGAGCGCACCGAGTCGAGGAAGTCCGGCAGGCGGATCACGGCGTCCTCACTGCGGCGGCGTCCCGGTGCCCCGCACGCCCCGGCCACCCCATCCGTACAGGCGGCTGCCGAACGCCAGGTCCAGGGCCACGAGGGTCAGGCCGATCAGCTCCGCGTCCACGACGTGGCTGCCGCCCTTGATCAGGTTGATCACCAGGCCGATGACGAAGGCGAGGGCGGCGATGAGGGCAAGCATGGTGCCTCCTGGTGGGTAGGCGGGGTCACGCGGCAGTGCTGACGCGGGTGTAGCCGTCGAGTTTGGCCTTCGCCCTGGCGACGGCCACGGCCTCGTAGACCGGCTGCCCGGCCTCGTTCAGCCCGGCCCGCTCCAGGTGCCCGCGGCGTTCCCAGGTGCGGATCCGCTCCACTGACACGTCGGCCACCTCGGCGGCCTCGGCACGGTTCAGGTGCATGAACGGGCCTGTGATGGTGACCACGGGGCACCTCCCCGGACATGACAAAAGCCCGCGCTCCCGGATCTTTCCCCAGGGCGCGGGCATGGTGCTGGTAGGGCCATCATGGCGGGCGCGCCCACCCTTGTCCAGTCACGCAGCGTCGGCGAGCGCGTCGTAATCGGCGCGGCTCAGGATCCGGCCGCAGTCCTCGTTCACGCACCTGACGTAGTCCTCGCCCATCGTCAGCCACAGCGTGTAGAGGCTGCAGCGGGGGCACGGGCGTTTCTTGTGGCGGCGTATCTGCCCGGCGGCGGCGCGTTTCGCGAGGGCGTGGTGCCAGCGGCGGCACTCCTCGCCGAAGTCCTTCGCCGCGTTCCCGTCATAGATCAGCACGTCGAAGTGGGCGTACAGCCACGCGACCAGGGTGGTCGACTCGCGGGCCAGGATGCCCCGCCGCGGCCGGGGGTCATCCTCACGCCGCGCGGCGGACTCCCAGCCGCGCAGCCACGAGTTCAGGTCGTCCAGGTCGTCCATCCGCGCCGAGCCCGACGGGACCGCCTTGGTGCCCTTGAGCTTCCCGAGCCCGTCATCGCCGGGACGGGGGAGCGGCGGGATCGCGGCGACGAGGGCGGCGAGGTCGTCCAGTTCGGCGAGCTGCTCGTGGATCGATGACGCGCACTTGCGGCACCAGACCGGGTCACCGTACCAGGGCCGGGTGTCGGGCGGCTCAGGCGCTTCGGGGATGGGTCCGGTGCCGTCGCGCTTCTCGATCGCGGCCACGTAGGCCGCGAGGTCGGCGTCATACAGGGCACGCACCCGGCGGTAGTCGTTGTTGCAGGGACCGGGGCACGTGCCGTCTGGAACCACTCGCCCACCTCCGCGCCGGATGATGCTGGTCAGGCTAGGTTGCCACACGGAGAGTAGCGAGCGAAACGCGGAGGGTCAGGGCTGCCGGTCAGCGGGGCGCAGTCCCAGCCATGCAGGTTCGGATGCCTCGATCTTGACACGGCGGCGCTCGAACGGGTCGAGGGCTTCGCGCGACGGGGCGGGAGGGCGCGAGGCGTACTCGTCGCGCTCCGCTTTCTCCGCAGCGCGGCGGCGCCGGGCCTCGTCGTGGTACGCCTGCCAGTCCCGGATGGGGACCAGCCGACCGTCCGCGAACTGGACACCGGACACCGACGCCCTGCCGTCGTCCACCAGGCTTTGCGCGGAGGGTGCCCCGGCCTTCAGGCCGGGGGTGAATCCGCGCCGCTGACACGGTCGGCCAGGATGTGCAGAATCTCGGCGTGCATGGACCGGTGCTCGCTCGCGGCGAGAGCCTTCACTGCGGCGTGCAGATCATCAGGAAGACGCAGGTTGATAGCCTTCATGGTACCAGTATGGTGCTAGACTAGTACCGTGTCCAGGTACCGCCTCTACCCGACCGCGCAGCAGGAGGAACGCCTGCTTGCCTACTGCGGGCATGCCCGGTACGTGTGGAACCTGGCCGTTGAGCAGCAGTCGTGGTGGAAGCCGGGCCGCAGGCCCGCACCCGGATTCGCCGAGCAGTCCCGCCAGCTCACGCAGGCACGGCAGGAGAACCCGTGGATGCGCGATATCCCGACCGTTGTCGGCCAGCAGGCACTGCGCGACTTCAGCCAGGCCATGGCGAACTTCTTCGCCGGAACGCACCGCAAGCCAACATGGCGCAAGGCCGGGCCGCACGAGGGCTTCCGGGTCACGGACGGGCACGGCATCCGCGTGGAGCAGGTGAACCGCCGCTGGTCACGGGCATGGATTCCCGGTCTCGGCTGGGTGCGGTTCCGCCGCAGCCGCGCTGTCCCGGACGCGAAGTCCTTCCGTGTCACCCGCGACCGCGCGGGCCGCTGGCATATCGCGTTCGCCGCCGTCCCGGCTGCGATTCCCGGACCCGGAACAGGCGAGGTTATCGGCATCGACCGCGGAGTTGCGGTCACGCTGGCACTCTCGGACGGGACCATGCTCCGCGCGCCGGCCCCGCTGCGGATCAGGGATGCGGCACGGGCGCTGTCGCGCTGCAAGCGCGGATCGGCCCGGCGGCGGAAGGCAAAGGCGCGGCTGGCGCGGCTGCATGCCCGGTCGGCCGACCGGCGGAAGGACTGGTGCGAGAAGGTCAGCACCGACATCGCCCGGCGGTTCGACGTGATCCGGGTCGAGGATCTGCGTGTGGCCAGCATGACCCGCTCGGCACGCGGCACCATTGACGCACCGGGCCGGAGGGTGCGCCAGAAAGCCGGGCTCAACCGGGCCATCCTGGCCAGCGCATGGAGCCAGTTCGCAGCCCGCCTGGAGGACAAGGCGCCCGGCCGGGTCGAGAAGATCAACCCGCGTTTCACCTCGCAGCGCTGCAGCGCGTGCGGGCACGTGGACCCGGAGTCGCGCGAGAGCCAAGCCGACTTCGCCTGCACTGCCTGCAAGTTCGCCTGCAACGCTGACATGAACGCGGCAATCAACATCGCGGCCGGACAGGCCGTGCGCCGAGCCGGGAAGTCTCCGGCGCTGAAGCGCGAACCCCGGAACACGCTCGTCGCGTAGCCCGGAATCCCCTGCCTTCAGGCGGGGGAGGATGTCAAGGTTCAGCCTCCCATGCTCGCCCCGTGAAACGGGCAGTCCGCCTCGCTGGTCACGGCCTGATCATCCATGCACAGGTGACATAGGCACATCGCCTCGGGGTCCTCGATGCAGCCGTTGTAGTGGCCGATCTCGGCGCCGCAGGAAAGGCAGCCGTCGCGCGGGTCATCGTCCACCTCGCCATCGAGAGTGCCGTTGCCGTCGGTCCGTAGATAGCGGGTCATTGCTGCGTCCTTTTCGTTATCAGGCGCCGACCAGAACGGCGTCTGCGATCTCGCCCTGACGGCGGCCGAGCATGCCCAGCACTGCGGCTTCCCACTCGCCGAACGTCCGGCCCTCGGCCCACCGCGCGTTGCACTCCGCGTACCGGGCGGCTGCGAGGGCGAGGACTGCGGCGCCGGGCGTCCCGGTCTCGGGCAGGCCGTAGAACGCGAGTTGCTTGCGGGCGAACTTTGCCTGCTCCGCCGTCTTGTACTGAGCCCACTTCGCGGCGCTGAGGACCGCCCGGCCGCCGCCGCGGACTGCGAGTGCGCGGGCGGCGCAAGTGGAGCCGTAGTAGGTGAACTCTTCGGCGTTGCCGTCAGTGTCGAGGATGGCGAGCACGACCGTCGACTTGAGTTCGGGCTTGCCGCACTTCTGGCAGGTGATGCACTCATCGGTGATGCCGATGTAGCGGAACTGCGGGGCGGAGATCGCTCTTGTCTGCATACCTAGAAGCATACCGTAAGGCATGGTGATGTCAAGCCTCTAGGCACGGCCAGTCGCGCTCTCGATCACCCTGCGGAGCGCGGCGATCTCCTCGCGGATGCCGGCCAGTGCCTCATGGAACTCAGCCGACATGACCGGCTGCTCCCGGGGCGGGGCGGCGAGCCCGCGCTTGACGATCTCGGTCAGCGACTCGCCGCCGGCTTTCCACGCGGCGAGTTCCTCTTCTCCCAGCCAGACGCTGGTCTTTTTACCTGGCATGGAGAGAATCATACCGCAGGTTGCCCCATGCCGCTTGCCATGGTGCGCAGCATGCCGTACGGTATGCATATCAGCAGCGCACAGCGAGGGAGAAGCAGATGGCACGGAACGGCGGCTCAAACGGCTCGGCGCACAGCACCAGGCAGAAGGGCCTGCGCAACCGCACCCGGCGTGGTGTCGGGACGTACAAGCGGCTCGGCAAGGCCAAGCGCGCCGACCACTACGACCGCCCGGCCCTGCGCGGCCACGGCGAATAGGACCCAGCCCGGCAGGCCGGAAGCACGCGGCTACTGCCTCGAAGCGCTGCCGGGCACTCAGCACAAAGATCAGCGAGAGGACGGCATGGACATCACGGGGGACACCGCAGCACTCACCGAGATCCAGGTCGCATGGGGCGAGGACACCCGCTGCTCCACCTGCCTGTGCGGCCTGCCCGCCGGGGCAACCGCCTTCGGGGACGGCGACGGCCACATGTGCGGGGACTGCGCGCAGGACGGCGGCGAGTTCAGCTACGAGGAGTGGATCGGCCAGCGGGTACGCGCCGCGCGGGCACTCAAAGCGGTTGAGCAGGAGTCGGTGCGGATGATCGAAGCGGCCTGCCGCGACACCACGCACGTACTTACGGGGAAGGCGTAGTCATGCAGACGAAGGACCCGCGCGTGCAGGTCACGAGCACCGGCCGCGATAACTGGCTGCTGGCCGTTCACGAGCACGGCGACTGGGTGCTCGCGGCCGGCCGGTACCCGACGCAGGACGCGGCACTCGGTGCCGTGGATGAGGTCGTGACCGAGCATTTTGGCGCAGGCAACTGGCCCGTGCAGGGCGGCGGCGAGCCGGAGCCGTGCGGCATCGACGGGTGCGACTGCCACCTTCACGCCTGACCCGCAACGCGAGCAGCGGCCACATCCTCCGGGGTGTGGCCGCTGCCGCGTGTTCAGGCGCCCGGCCGTATCCCGTTGAGCTGCCACAGGGCGCTCTCCCCGGCTAGGCGTCCTTGAGCGCCCCGTGGCCTGGCGGCGATAGCGCTAGTGGATCTGCTTGGCGTTTTCTGGTCAGGACAGCGGCTCGATGATCCCTAGCGCAGGACGGCACGGTCGGCTCGAGCACGAAAGCCCGTCCGGTAAGGCCGCATCTGTGCTGAGAGCAGCAATCTTCTTGACCAGGTATTTGTTCGGAACCGAGTAGGCGCAGACGCAAGAGTGTGAAGTAGACTGTGAAGCATGCCTACGCCTACCGGCAGCATGCTCAGTAAGGATCACCCCGTGGAGGAGATCTACCTCCCTAGGGCACCGCTCGCACTGGCCCTGGCCCAGGTCCGGTTTCCGCAGGTCCCGGAGTTGATAGACGAAGAGCACGTCGGTCACCTGCGGGACCGCCTGAAACAGGGCTATCCCATCCTCCGAGAGGACAAATCGGTTGGCCTGATCCTCTCGGCTGCCGGCGTCACCGAGGGCCCGCAGACAGAACGTATCCTGCGGTTTAGCGACAAGGTGGAAGTGTGGCAAGTCTCCGT